ACACCCCAGGAGCACTTAGTGGAACTCCTTTTACAGCTAATTATACTTTAAGTATTAACATTCCTAATGCCAATTTAGCAGCAGGAGATATATATACCATAGGAATAGAAAGAGCCTCAAACCCAGCAATTTTAACATATAATATTCAACCTACTATTACAAAATTCCAAGTATCTCAACAACCAATCCCAACATCTCCAGTTACATCTTCTGGAATCAATTCAATTTGGGGATGGCCAAACAAAATAACTTATCCAAATGTTATAACTTCATCTGAAGCAACCTTAGTAAATTTATATGGAGATCCTAATGCCCAAATGGCAAATATAACTGGATCAGGTTTTAACCCAGTTGTATTACCTTGGTCAATAGAATATGGAGATGAATTTAGATTTGAAGGTAGAGAAGATTTTGTATATCAAGTAGGAAAAGTATTTGGCCCAGCTGAAAGTGGATCAGATAGGATTACCCAAACAGGATCCATTGAAGTTCATTTTAATTATGATCTTCCAGTTTCTGCTTCTTCCTCAGTATTTAATTTAGACCATTTTTTAATTAGACGATATGTTGATGATGCTAGTTTAATTTTAATGGAAGGATATAAACCTATAAATTCAAGTGGCCCATTTATTGTAAGACCAGAATATGTAGTTCCTGAATTAAACAAATCAGTAGATGAATTTATTTTAGATCTTACGCAGAAAGGGTTGATACCATAATATTTATTACATATAATACACCTATAACATAAACAAAACATGGGATATTTAAATAATCAGGTCATAACAGTTGACGCAATTTTAACAAATAAAGGTAGAGAACTTTTAGCAAGAAATGATGGATCTTTTCAAATTACACAATTTGCTTTAGCAGACGATGAAATTGATTATACTCTATATAATCCAACCCACCCATCAGGCTCTTCATTTTATGGGGAAGCGATTCAAAACATGCCTTTATTAGAGGCATTTCCTATTGAAACCCAAATTATGAAATACAAATTAGCTACTTTACCTCGTGGAACAGCTAAATTGCCTGTACTTGATTTAGGGTATTCTGCAATTACCTTAAACCAAGGAGCTGCATTAACTATTACCCCTCAAACATTGAATTATTTAGGAAATACTCAAGCTTACGAAACAAGTGGCTATTCAGCTACTATTTCAGATGTTCGTTTAATGAGTACATTTAATGGGGTGGGTATTAATAATGAGGCAGCATTCAATGCTAATGCTGGTGTTACTGCTACCTCAACAACCACTCTTGGGACAAATGTATCTACAACAGTAATTGGCTCTCAAATTAATTTAAGAGCAACTACTATAAACACACTATTTGGAAACAACACTCAATTATCAGCTACACTAACCTTTGTAGGTTTAGATAGTGGAGCTCGCTTAACTATTCCTGTTACGATTAACAAAACAAACGTTTAAAATATAAATAATGGCATTTAAAAGATTCGACCCTGAAGATTTTTTAGTAAGTAGTGATTCAATTACAGCTACACTTTGGTCAACCGGAGCCCCAACATTAACTTCATTTAACACATCATCTGTTCAAGCTGCAGGCTCCTCAGGAAATTATTATTTAAGCGTTTATCAAACCGCTTCAAATCTTTCTACAGCTCAAGTACAATTTGATATTGCTTATGGTGATGCTTTAGGAAGTGGTAGTGTATGGTATAACCCAATTGTAACAGGAAATTCATATACTAAAACAATTTATGGACAATATCGTTCAATGATTTTAGAAGATGAAAATTCTAGTTTTGTTTTTGGAACAGGTAATAATACATATACTACTGATAATTTTTGGATTTTATCGATTGAACGTGCTAACTACAAACAATCATTATTCCCTGGATCTTTAAATCTTCAAATTTCAGGATCTGGTGGAATTATTAATTTAACAGATAATTCCCAAGATGTTCTTGTAAATACATTCCTTGGATCTACTAGAGTATTCCAATTAATTTCAGGCTCAAATGGCACAGCAGGAACTTTAGCAAATAGCGGATACGTTGCTAATTCAGGTTCATATGGTTTAGTATTCCCTGACCTAGGAACTATTATGTTAAACCCAGCTGCAATTTCACAATCTATTCAAGTAGCTGCAAGTAGATCAAATAATTCAGATGGGTTAAATAATCAAAGAATGTTTAATGCTATTTCATTAGGTGCTTCATTTGCTTTAAACTCTGAAGAAACAGTTACTTCTGATTATGTGTTTGTTAGAGCACGAAATAGTGAATTTAATTATTCAGAAAATCCGTCCTTTATTTCAGGTTCAACAGGTGAAGTGATTTATTCTAACTTTATTAATCAACCTCAAGTTTATATTACAACTATTGGGATGTATAATGATAGTAATGATTTATTAGCAGTAGCCAAAATGTCACGACCATTATTGAAAGACTTTACAAAAGAAGCTCTTGTAAGAGTAAAACTAGATTTTTAAGAATGGATGAGTACATTCAAATCATTTTTAACTTCAGACGTTATCGTTTCTCCCTTTAAGGTAAACAAATCGTTTACCTTTCAAGGCAATGAACTTACTGGCTCAAATGTAGAAATTGATAGATACCTTGGAAAGAATATCATTTCTTCTTTATTTATTTCAGGTTCCAATCCAACAGGATTTATCAATATTCAAGATCAATTTTTAGTTTATCGTTCTATTAGAGAACTATACTATTCAAATTATCTTTTTGGACCTAATGGATCCCCAGTAAATACTGCTTCATTTAATTTAGATGGTACTATAACCGGTCCTCAATATGAACCCAATTATTACAATTATCTTTCAACTACATTACCCCCAAATAGATATTTTCCCACAGGATCAAATGAAATCATAGGAGTAATTTCTATTCCATCAAATTTATTTGGAGAATATCTTAAACCAAATACTGTACAAATTTCAAACGGTGCTATAACATTTACAGACGATGGTGAAGGAAATATGATTTCTGGTTCATTAAAATATGGAGATGTAATATATGAACATGGAATAATTATTTTAACTTCAAATGGAATTTCTGGATCTTTTGGTTATGGTTCCGGTTCTTATGGTTCAACTCCTTATGGTTTATCTTTAGTAGATTATATATCAAGTTTTGCAACAGGTTCAAATATAACTTGTTCATTTGAAAGTACTATTACATTGTATGAATCACAATATAAGTGCACCTTAAGAGAAAATGAATTTAATTTCTCAAATAACCCAACAATAATCTCAGGAAGTTCAAATAGTGGAATTGTATATGATTTTGCAACAGGTTCTTATTTTTCACCTTATGTAACAACAGTAGGAATGTATAACAGTAACTATGAATTAATTGCTGTAGGAAAACTTGCTCAACCTTTACCTACTTCTGCCGTTACCGATACAACAATTTTAGTTAATTTAGATCTATAATATATTTATAATCATGGCCAACATCTTAAAGAAAATATTCGTTCCTGGTTTAGATCAAGTAGCCCAAACTTATACTATTGAGTCATGGCATATTTCTCAATCTGTTGATGCTCTAACAGGAGCTGAAGCATATGACCTAACCATCTCAGGTTCATTAACTTTAACTGGTTCTTTAGCTATAAATGGATTAACAGATCCTGCTTTAACAGATGTATTAACTATTGATACTACAACAGGACAAATATACTATACATCTTCTACTGCTATAGCTCCTATTAATAATTATATTAGCAGTACTGTAACAAATAATTACACATCAAGTACAGTAAATAATAATTATTCTACTAGTAGTGTAGTAAACAATTATACAGCTAGTACAGTAAATACCCCAGGAGGTTCAGATACTCAAATACAATACAATAGTGGTAGTACTTTTGGAGCTTCTGCTAATTTTATTTATGACTATAATCTTAATTCTTTAGCACACGGAAGCAATATTTCAGTTCTTGCAAATTATGCTCATGCTGAAGGTTTAGAAGCAACAGCATCCTCTAATTTTTCTCATGCTGAAGGTCAAAACACTTTAGCTTCAGGATTTGTTTCTCATGCTGAAGGATCCTATACTATATCTCAAGGAAGTTGGTCTCACACAGAAGGTTTATACACCGTTGCTAGTGGTGATGCTTCTCATGCCGAAGGACTTTACACCTCAGCCTCAGGCGATACATCTCATGCTGAAGGTGATAGTACAATATCTTTTGGACAATCTTCACATGCTGAAGGTTACCAAACCCTAGCTTCAGGAGCATATTCTCATGCTGAAGGTTACCAAACTATAGCTTTAGGACAATCTTCACATGCTGAAGGTTACCAAACAACAGCTTCAGGTAATTATTCATATGCTGGTGGTTTTAAAAATAAATCATTAGGTCTTTACTCATTTTCTACTGGGTTATCAAATATAGCAAATGGAGCGTATTCATTTGCTGCTGGAGCATTAAATGATGCTAATGGAGCAAATAGTGTTGCTTTTGGATATAATACATATGCAGGAAATAGTGCTTTAAGTGCCGGAGTTTTAACCTCAGCTTCAGGACAATATAGTGTAGCATATGGTCAACAAACAATAGCTGCTGGACAAGCTTCTTTTACTGCTGGAAGTTCTACAACTGCTAATGGGAATTATCAAACTGCTGTAGGCTATTTTAATGAATTAGATAGCTCACCATATGCATTTATTGTAGGAGGAGGAACAACATCAGGCAGAAAAACATTAGTATTTGCCTCAGGTTCCCAATTCCAACTTTCAGGAAGTTTTGCTCCACAATATAGAAATATAGGAAGTGTTTCAGTTGCTTTAGCTTCATCAGGTATTTTACTCACTAATAGGGATTATAATATAGCATTTACTGCTACCACCGTACTCCCAGGAAATAAAAATGCTATTCAATTACCATCAAATATACCTACAGGAACCACAATATACTTACAAAGAGTTTCTGGAACTACAGCATGTACAATTTCAGGATCATCAGGTCACACAATCAATGGCTCCGCAGGATATATATTTCCAACAACAGTTTATGCTAGAAGAATGTTTGTATTTAATGGTTCTGGTTGGTTTGTTGAGCCTAATCCAATAGTTTAATCTATAAAACATGACTTGGATTTATAAAAAACAAGAAATTGAGGATATCTCTCATTTTCCAAACAATACTTACGGATTTATTTATAAAATAACCCATATACCTTCAGGTAAATCTTATATAGGTAAAAAAGTACTTTTTCACAACAAAAAAGTAAAATTAACGAAAAAAGATCTTGAACTATATGAAGGTGTGGTTGGTAGAAGACCCTCATATAAACTTGCAGTAGTAGAATCTGATTGGCAAAAATATTGGGGATCAAATAAACCATTACTTGAACTATTAAAAACAGAATCAAAAGAAAATTTTATACGTGAAATTTTAATGTTTGCTTCTACTAAAAAACTCTTAACGTATTACGAAACACAAACTTTATTTGTTTATAGAGTATTAGAAGAACCTGATTTATATTTCAACGACAATATTCTAGGTAAATTTTATCGAAAAGATTTTGATATTTAAAAAATAGGTTGTATCTTACGGTTATGGTAAACGAACTGTTAGTTAATCTAGTTAACACTGTGCTTGGACCTGGCAAACGTACTGCTAGAGGAAATCAATCCTATACTTGTCCGTTTTGCCATCACCATAAACCAAAACTTGAAGTTAATTTTACCGAAAATAAAGAAGGACTTAATCAATGGGCTTGTTGGGTATGTGGTAAAAAAGGTAAAACTATTAGAAGTTTATTTAAACAAATTCAAGTTGATGCTTCATACTTTCAAGAACTAGGCAAACTTGTAAAAAATGTTACTATAGAAGATATAGGAGAAATAAAACAATCTATACTTGAACTACCAAAGGAATTTAAAACTTTTATCAATAATACTGATCTCACAGCAAAACATGCTTTATCATATCTGAAAAAAAGAAATATTACCAAACAAGATATTTTAAAATACAATATAGGCTACTGCACCTCAGGACAATATAACAATATGATTGTTATTCCCTCATATGATAACACCGGTAGATTAAATTATTTTACCGCGAGATCATTTGAGAAAGATCCATTCACCAAATACCGCAACCCGGAAACGTCTCGCGATATTATACCGTTTGAATTGTTTATTAACTGGGATTTGCCTATTATTTTATGTGAAGGACCATTTGATGCAATGGCAATAAAACGAAATGCTATTCCATTATTTGGTAAAAATATTCAATCAAACTTGATGAAAAAAATTGTAACTTCTAAAGTACAAAAAATATACATTGCTCTAGACAACGATGCTATTTCAAAAGCCCTTGGATTTTGTGAACAGCTTTTAGACATTGGTAAAGAAGTTTATTTAGTAGAACTCCAAGGAAAGGATCCTAGTGACATGGGTTTTGAAAACTTCACTAAGCTAGTACAAACAGTTTCTCCGTTAACGCAATATAAACTAATGGAGAAAAAATTATCTATAATATGAAAAAAAGGAACGTTAAAAAGTCCTATGACCGCATCCTTGAAATATCTGATGATGCAACCCAAATCACATTGCCCGATTCCCGTTACTATAGAAGAAATGGAAAATATTATCCATCTGTAACATATGTTTTAGGTTATTACCCAAAAGGTAAATTTTTTGAAAACTGGCTAAAACAAGTAGGATTTTCAGCAGATTACATTGTTAAAAAAGCAGCTGAGGAGGGTACCCAAACCCATGAACTATGTGAAGCTTATTTAAATGGTGAAGAATTAAATTTTCTAGACGAACGTGGTCGTCCACAATATAATCCTGATGTTTGGCAGATGTTTTTACGCTTTGTTGAATTTTGGGAAGTATTTAAACCTACATTAATTGAAACAGAAGTACATCTATTTTCAGATGAACTTAAAGTAGCAGGTACGTGTGATTTAATTGTTGAAATTAATGGTGAACTATGGTTATTGGATTTAAAAACATCAAACCAACTTCAAACAACATATGAATTACAAACAGCAGTTTATGGCCGATGTTATGAAGAATGTTTTGGTAAAAAAATAGATCGTTATGGTATTTTATGGCTTAAATCTTCTAAACGTAAAGCATCTACTGGTAAAATGCAAGGTAAAGGATGGGAGGTAGTTGAATCCTCTCGTACCTTTGAAGAAAATATTGACATATTTAAAACAGTAAAACGTTTATTTGACCTAGAAAACCCAACCCATTCACCAGTGTTTACTGAATTTAGAACAATAGCTAAACGAGAATTATAATATGTATAAGTATGATAAGTCTGGTTCAATTACTTAAAGAGGTTCAAGAAAAACCTAAAGCTATTTTTATGGCTGGGCCTGCTGGATCGGGAAAAACAACTATACTTAATCAACTAGGCCTTCAAGATTTCATTTCAATAAATATAGATGATGTTTATGAAAAACTTTTGAAAAAAGAATTAGGTAAATCGGATTTTACTTCAATGTCTCCTGAGGAACTTTCCATTGCTGCCAAAATGATGGGCAAATCCAGAGCAATGACTAAAGAAAAAGAAGCTCAAGCTATTCAATCCTTAGAAAATATTATAATTGATGGTACAGGAGCAGCTTCAAAACCTTTGCTTAATAAAAAAGCAGATTTAGAAGCAATGGGGTATGATACATTTATGATATTAATTTATGTATCGCCTATGACTTCATTAACTCGTAACGCTCAACGTGGTAGAAGTTTACCTACAAGTGCTGTATTAAAAAGTTGGGAAGGTGTAGTAAAAAATATTGATGCATATAGACAGGAATTTAACAATAATATTACCATTATCAATAATGACCCTCCAGAATATGAAGTTGATACTTCTTTCAATCCTGAAAAAATAAAACAATTATTTCCCCAACCTAAAGGAAAACCAAAAACACCTAAAGAAGAAGAAAAATCTAAAGCAGAAAAAGAAAAAACAAATCAAGAAATACAATCTCTTTTAAACATAGAACGTGAATTTGATACGTTTGATGTAGTAAAAAATAAAGTAAATGAATTCATTCGTTAAATCACTTATACAACCTCTTTTAGAGCAAGAAGGACAAAACATTGCTCTAGTGCCTGGTGGATTTAAACCACCTACAATAGGTCATTTTGCATTAGTTGATGAAGTATCAAAAAATTCAAACATAGATAAAGTAATTGTCTTAATTGGACATAAAAATAGAGATGGTGTTTCTAAAGAGGAAAGTAAAGAAGTATGGGATCTTTACAAAAAATATCTACCATCAAATGTTGAAATCCAAATTTCAGAAAACCCATCCCCAATTTCAGATGTTGCTTCCTTAATCAAAAATAATCCTCAAAACACATACCACCCAGTAGTAGGTATTCGAGGAGAAATGGATTTAGGCGATTTAAAACGCTTTGACAGTTTAGAAGGTAAATACCCTAACTTTAAAACAATAGTAATTAAATCCGAACAAGAAGATGATAGGGTTAGTGGCACTAATACTCGTGCAGCTTTAATTGGTGGGGAAAAAGAAAGATTTCAATCATATCTACCAACTCAACTTTCACAAGAAGAAAAAAATAAAGTATGGAGTATTTTAACTAAAACTCCTATTGAAGAAGGTACTTGTGGTTATACTACAGATGTATCAACTGGTAAAACTTTAGATACACCTGGAGGAATAGAAGAAATGTATGCTGAACCAAGTGAATTTAATTACCCTTCAATGATTAAATCACTTACAGAATATATGTTAGATAAAGGTATGAATATTTCTCCTTTACCTAAAGTAAAATTTATAGATGATGATGCTGAAAATGCTCAAAATTTCTTTGGTAAAACAGCATACTATAACCCAAATAAAAAAGTAATTGTACTTTATACAATGGGGCGTCATCCAAAAGATGTAATGCGTTCATTTGCACATGAAATGATTCATCACATGCAAAATTGTGATGGACGTTTGCAAAATATTACAACACAAAATACAAACGAAGAAGGTGATTTACCTGAAATCGAACGTGAAGCATATGAAAAAGGTAATATGATGTTTAGAAATTGGACAGATACTATTACTGAAGGAATTATAAAAGAAGAATCAGATAATGATGTATTAGCTTATTCTAGCACATTTAAACCAGACACAAATATTTTAGTTGTTTTTGAAGAAAATGAAAATTATCCAAATTTAAAACCACTATTTGATGAATACGGGTATGGATTTTATTATCCAAAAGATAAAACAATAATAATTAATGGTGAAAATTTTGTAAACAGTGATTTAGATCTTAATGATTTAAAATTTGTTGAAGCCCATGAAGTAACCCATTTACTTTTAGGACATACAGGACCATATTCAGAAGACGATGAAATGGATGCCGATTTAGGAGCTTATATTTTATTAAAAGATAAAGGGTTATCTACTGATAAATTAGTAAAGGAATTTAAAAATAGACACGGAGTTGATTTTGATGAAAAATTACTTGAACGTGTAAAAGATAAATTGTAAATTTACCCAAATGCCAAACTTATTAGATTTATACGAAGCAATTAGACCAAAGTATATCATTTTTTGTGATATGGATGGTGTATTAGTTGACTTTGATAAAGGATATAAAAACTTAACGGGTATGTCTACTCACCATGCTGATGCTCAAGGGAGAGATGAATTTTGGAATATATTTAGACAAAGTTTAAAAGATAAAGGAATGTCTGAATATGACTACTGGGTAAATTTAGATTGGCAACCTGGTGGAAAAGAATTGTGGAATTATATTAAACAATATAACCCATACATTTTAACTGCTCCTTCACTTGATCCTGAGTCTAGAGAAGCTAAACGAGATTGGGTACAACGTTTAAATGGGATGAAAAACATTTATTTTAGATCAGCTAAATTTAAATCCGATTTTTCAGGAAAAAATCGTATACTTATAGACGATAGAGAAGATACTATTAATAGATGGAATGCTGCTGGTGGCATTGGTATTTTACATACCTCAGCAGGAAATACTATCAAACAATTACAAGATTTAGGTTTATAATATGTCAGACAACGTTTTAAAAAAAGAATTTCAAAAAAGAGATGTAGAACGTCTTCGTAACCTTGTTAAAGGTAAATATGGTGATCGTTCATCTATGGGAATTGGTTATAGTGGTGAAACTCAAGAAGATCACAAAGAAGGTGATGTTTGGGAAGAAAAAGGTAAAACTTGGACCATTCGAGATGGTATTAAAGAAAATGTTACTAAACTTGACAGCTTTAAAAAAGCAGCAGTCCCATTGTTTTGTCCAAAATGCAAACAAGTAATGGATAAACAATTAGATCCATTTTATTTTAAAGCCTATGGCGAGTGTTTAGACTGCAGAGCAACCACAGAAACCCAAATGAAAATTGCTGGTACTTGGGATGACTATAGAATTGAAACATTTAATGCAGAAATAGATAAACAAATAGAAGAATATAAAGGTTGGTTTGAAAACATTCTAAATGATAAAGCTAATAGCTTCATTTCAGAACACGGTGAAGTACAAAAATGGGTTGGTGGAATAGATAAAGAACGCGCACAGCAATCTTTAGATGAAGTAATTGAATATTTAAACTCACTTAAAAAGTAATGGAAATGTTTGCAATGCTTACCACAATAGCGGTAGCTTTAATCACAGCTGTATTTGGACCTATTATAGTTAATTGGGTCAAACTTAAAATGGAAAAAACCAATAAGAAAACACCAATGCATGAAGCCCTTGAAACTTCTACTCTAATAGATGGGCAATTAGAAGCAATAATGGATGAATTAGATTGTGATAGAGTATGGTTAGCTCAATTCCATAATGGAGGCCATTTTTACCCCACAGGAAAATCAATCCAGAAATTTTCTTTTTTTTACGAAAAAACCTCCCCAAATACTCCACCAATCCAACATACATTTCAAAACATCCCAGTATCTTTATTTCCTAGAGTACTTTCAAAAATCTATAATGATGATGAAATATCAATAGATGATGTTAGTAAAGTAGAAGATACTATTGGTTTAGAATATTTAACAACCCAATTTAACACAAAATCTATTTGTATGCTTGGTGTATATAGTTTAGATAATCATTTAATAGGTGTATTAGGTATATCCTATAAAGAACCACATCATATGGTAAGAGATGAATGGTCTTTTGTAAGACAAAAAGTAGGAGCAATAGGAACACTACTTTCCGAATATTTATACACAAACAATAAGAAATAAAATGGATAATTTTGACTTAAAAAAATTCTTAAAAGAAAGTAAAGCTATTGAGAATTTAAACCCCGCATTCAGATCATTAAACGAAAATGAATCTCGTGAAGAACGAGCTGACGTAGACAAATATGAATACGAAAAAGGAAAAAAAGCAGGCAAGCGTGAAGCAATGAAGAAAAAAATCAAAGAAATGATTGTTGCTGAATTAGCTGAAGAAACAGCCACAGATATGATGGACCCAGTTTATGAAGGTGATCCTGAAGAAGATAGGGAAAAAGATGAAGCCTATATAGAAGGTGGATTTGCTAGCTTTGAAGAAGCAAAGAAAAAAGATGAAGATGTTGAAAACGTAGAAGACGTTGAAGTAACAGATACAACTGAAGAAGTACCTGCTGAAGATATACCTGCTGACGAAGCACCTGCTACTGGTGGTGGTTTAGAAGATATTGCTGCTGATATGGAAGGTACAGAAGGTGATTTAATGGACCATTTGATGAAAGCATTTCAAATTGCTAAAGGAATGGGCAATGAAAAACTTGAAACACAAGTAGGAAACACACTTAAATTTTTCGTTAGCGAATATATTGGTGGAGGAGAACAGTAAACAAATAATCTATAAATAATAAAATCTATGAACACAACAGAACTTTTAGACGCAATTAAAGAACAAGTAGCTATTATGGAATCTGAGCATGCTAAAACATCAAAAGCAGCTCGTGGCCGTGCACGTAGTGCAGCTAATAGCATTAAAAAACTTGCAGCTGACTTCAAAAAGACTTCAACTGCAGAAGACAAAGCTTAAAAATGAAACTACATGAGGCATTTTCACCAGAAGAGTCTAAAAAAATTTATGACAACTTTTTGGCAATCGTAAACGATCCAAAACGTAGAGATAAATTAGTAAGAAAACATGGTAAAAATGCCGAAAATGTGGCTTATGGTACTGCTGTCAATCAAGTAAAAAGACAAGCAGCTAACAACGTTGAACAACCAACAACTGAAGAACCAATGGATAAAGAAACTAAATTAAAAGAAATGATTCAAGCGGCTTTATCTAAGCCATTATCTGAGAAAAAAGGTAAAGATATGGATAAAGATGGAGATATTGATTCTAAAGATTATTTAATGGCGCGTGATGCTGCTATTAAAAAAGCTAAAGGTGAATTAGATGAAGATCTTGATTTAGGTCACCAAGATGATGAACCACACATGCTTAAAGCAGATCTATATCGTATTGGAAAATATGCTATGGAACTTTATAAAATGGTTGATCAATTTGATAATGGACAAGAAGTTGATTTCCCACATTGGTGGCAAGCCAAAATTATTGGAGCCAAATCATGCTTAATTTCAGCAAAACATTATCTTGATTTTGAAATCAAAGAACCTCAAATCGATGCTATGGTAGATGTAGCTAGTGAAGAAGGAGCAATTGATGAAAAATTAAAACCTTCTATGGGTGCGGGTGCATATGTTGATGATTTTAGAAAATCTGATGCACCGCAATTTAAAGGCAAATCAAAAGCAAAAAAAAATAAAATGGCTGTAGCCGCTTATTTATCTGCTAAAGATAAAATTAAAGAAGCTATTTTAGCTAAACTTAAAGAAAAATAATGACACGCGAAGAACTTGTAAATAGGCTTAAGGCGTTAACTAAACAGGTATACTCAAATGTAACTGTAACACCTGAAGAGGCAGTTCAATATGATGAACTAACCAAATTCCCTGAGCTTAAAAAAGTTATCGTTGATCTTTTAACCCCAGAATATGATAGTTTTTTAGCTTCAATTGATTGGGTTGCACCACGTCCATCTACATTTAGAATTAACTTACAAAATGGTCAAAATTTTTATTTGATTTATGGTAAACGTAGTTGGATTGCTCAAGTAGAAGGTAAAAAATATTACCTACTCAATTTACCTGAAGAAGAAAGAGCAGCACAATCTATAGCAAATATTTTACGTTATGGAGCCAAAGCTGAAGAAGGAGAAGCCAGTGGAGGAGGTCTAGAAACTGAACTCCCAGGAGCAGAAACCCCTCCAGCAGAAGAAACCCCAGCTGAAACACCAGCTGAAACACCTGAAGCATAATGGATATCTTAGAACAATTTATACGTAGTGTAGCTTATAAGTTTCCTAAAGGATATCCTGACATGAAGGACTCTTCAGATGTTGAATTGCTCTATAAATTATTAAATGAAGTTATTGATTTAAAAGAAGCCCCAACCCAAATTTCAATAGAAGGGATTGAGACCCTTAAAAAATCCTTTAATTTAGAAGATTCAGACTTTAAAGAAAAAAGTAGTAAGACATTTTATGTTTATGTTCCTAGTTCTCAAAGAAAAGAAACATATAGTAAAATTTTAGATTTAGATGGGTTTGATAATGTAGAACAAAATAAAGTTAGATATAAAAACGAAACTACTTTTTTTATAAAACCAAAGGATTCTTCTGAATCATATAATATAAAACCTCAAAATGTGGGGGTTAAAGGAGACTATGAATATTCAATAAGTGAATTATTAGAAGATGTTAAAAAAGGTTTAAATAGTCATCCTTCTTTATCTCAATTGCAAAAAGAGTATTTAATACAATATCTAACTAATGAAATAGATCTTACTCCCGAGCAAACTCAAGAAATTGTTTCTGATAAGAATTTTTTAAATCAAGTTCAAAAAAATTTTTCTGAAATTTCTGGGGTAATTTACTATGTTGAGAATATATTAAAAGAGCCTACTTCTAAAATAGAATTTCCTATTAGAGGAAATGAACCTTTAGTTGATTCTTATATTATAAAACCTGATGGTTCAAGAATTAGAATATCCTCTAAAGCAAAATCTGGAGGAAATATAGTAAAACCTGAAGGATTATTAAAATCTGCTGAAGATGCAGATTATATGTTTAATGATAATGATAAAGAAGAAATTTTAAACATAATCAACGATTATTCTACTTTAGAAGCTGATTTAATGTTAGCAAAATATGGGGACGAAAAAATTCAACAATATAAATCTCAAATAGAGACAGCTAAAAAAACAGATCCAAAATTAAAACAACCCCAAAATAGACAGTTGCACTATGACTTTGAACGTGAACTTATTAGACAAATAAATTCCCAATTTGACTTTAGTGATATTTTTAATGATCTTTTAGATGTTGTATATGTTAAAACTTCAACTAACCAAAGAACAGGATCTCCTACATATAGTATAGTTGACCCAGGAAATTATAGAGTTGTTTTACAATCTAAAAACACTAACAATCCTGTTAGACCCCTAGAAAGAATAGGATTTCAAATGAGAGGATAAATAATATTTATATTCATGGAACGTTTAAAAAAATTAATAAAAGAAGTATTATCAACCCCACCTAAAGAAAAATGTGATTGTGGTTGTGGTGGTTGTGACGGCTCAAATAATACCGGTGTAGTACTAAACGAAAGTATAGCACCTAAAGAAATATTATCGGAAAATCTGCGATATCACGTGGTAAATAAATTACCACTTACCGAAAACACGTTCCGATATGGTTCGGAATCTTTCCTTAATTTATGGGCAGAAGCTCGCGCTTTATATTTACGTGAAATTATTCATGTAAACGATGATGATAAAGAAATTTTAGAGGAAACTGACTTAGGTAACTATGGTTTATATGAAGGTGTTAAAGTACCTTTAGATTTACTTTTGCTTGAAAACGAAGAACTTGAAGAAGCTGAAGGTAAAAAGAAAAATCCCCCAATTGGAAAACCAAAACGTGGTGGATCTAAAAAATTTTATGTTTACGTTAGAAAACCTGGAGGCGGAATTAAAAAAGTATCTTTTGGAGATACAACAGGCCTATCAGCCAAAATAAATAACCCAGAAGCACGTCGCGCATTTGCAAAACGCCATGACTGTGCTAATAAAAAAGATAGAACAAAAGCATCTTATTGGTCATGTAGGTTACCAAGATATGCTAAATTACTTGGATTAAAATCATCTTTTTCAGGATTTTGGTGATGGACAGATTGGAAAAACTCATTAACGAGGTTCTTGAAGAAGAAAAAAGCAAACGTGACAGATGCTTACGCATTGCTGATCGTAAGTTTGATAAACCTTCCGCTTACAAATCTGGTGCCGTAGTTAGATGCCGTCAAGGTAAAATTTGGAAAGGTGTTAAAGAAGAATTACTTTTAGAAAAAGTAAAAGAAACATTACGCACTTGGTTTAAACGTAAAGGTGCACCTGGTAAAACCGGGGGTTGGGTTGATTGTAATTCCCCTATTCGTAAAGATGGTAAAATAACGGGTTATAAACCTTGTGGAAGACAAAAAGGAGAAACCCGCTCAAAATACCCTTCATGTCGCCCTACTCCTGCAAAATGCAAAGACCCAGGTAAAGGTAAAACATGGGGTAAAACAAAATGATTTCTTTAACTGAAATATTAAACGAAATCCTATCAGAAGGTGATCCTAAAGTAGGTACAGGTAAGAAACCTAAAGGTTCTAGTCGTCGTTTATACACAGATGAGGATCCAACAGATACCGTACGAGTAAAATTTAAAACTGCTCAAGATATAAAAGATACTTTATCTAAAACATCATTTAAATCTAAATCACACGCTCGTAAATCACAAATTATTAATTTGATTCATCAACGTGTTAGAACAGCTTATGCTAAAGCTAAAGATCCTGAAGTAAAAGCTCGCTTAAAAAAAGGACTTGAATATATTACTGCTAAAAAAGAAGCATCTAAAGAAAAAACTAAACGTTTAAAAAAATAACATGGATAATTTTGATTTAAAAAAATATTTAGCTGAAGGTAAATTATATGAAGCATTAATGGCTTGTCCTTTACCAACTCAAGATCTAGAACTCAACACTAGAAACAGAGATTCAGCTATTAAAGCAGATTATATTAAATATGGTCCTTTAAATGTTGACGAACCTGGTGATTATTGGGATGAATTAGCAGAACATTGGGACACTACCGTTGAAGCTGCTCAACAATCACTTTGTGCTAATTGTGCTGCATTTGATATTTCACCAAGAATGGAAGATTGCATGCCTGGACCATTATCGGATGAAGATGGAAGATTAGGGTATTGTTGGATGCATAGTTTTAAATGCCACTCAGCTCGTACTTGTAGAACTTGGGCAAAAGGTGGTCCTATCGAAAAAGATAGTATATCTTACGAGTG